AGAGCCTAAAACAGCTCTGCAAAGATTCTTTGACATGCTTAGAAAATTATTAGAGTTCTTTGTTAAAAACAAAAGTTTAATTGAAAACACTTATCAAAAAATTCAAAGTGGTCACTATGGTAATAGAACTTACCAATCAGGTATTTTTGAAAACAAGGTTGCATTTGAATTAATACCAATACAAACAGTAAGAACAAAAACTCCAGATGGTAAAAGTCAGTTTGCTAAACATGTTACATTAACAACTTATGAGCAAACTCAATTACTTAATATAATTAATGCACAAATTTTTTCAGATTACACTGAGAAAGAATCATTTGATGTCAAGTTTCAAAAGGCTGTAGACACACTTTTAGAAAAAGTTATTTCTATTGAAAACCTTGTATCTCAAAATCCATCTAAAAAAGATGAAATCATGAGAAGCAAGTGGGCTGTGTTATTTAACAAATACAGATTTGTTCTTGGAGGAAGAATGAAAAATCTTCCTGTATATGATATTAACTTAACTGATGACCCAACATTTGATAAGAAGAAAACAAAACTAATGTTTGCTTCACCTGATGGATTGGTAGATAATAGTGATGGTAGTCAATCTTTTGAACTATTAAAAAAGTTGTCAAAAATATCTTATGAGAAAGCTAATAGCTTGGATATTATTAGAGATGAGCAATCTGATGTTGTAGATTCTGATGAATTGCAAAAAGCAATAAATGGTGAGACTCAAGAACAATACTCAGATGAACAAGCTACTTCTGCACAAGATGAATTAGAAAGTAATGATTTTGATTCTAGTTATGGACAAGCAAATCCAATTGACTCTTATGTGAGACAAGTAAGAAGATACTTTGCTACAATTAGAAATGATATTGAAGATAAAGAATTAGGTATTAAAATACCTAGAGTTATTGATGGTAACATGGTATTTCCATCCATGTTAAAAACAAGTGCCAATGTTCAACCAAGATTTATTATTCAGACTATTGGAATGATGGCTGAAAAAATGATTCAAGATGGTTATGCACAACAAGGTTCTGACATGAAAGCTGTATATGATGATATAGTTTTAACAACTGGAATGGACCCTTTAACAGGAACTCCTACAAAAAATCATCAGTTGTTTAATGTTGTTACAGATGCTTTGCATGGTGTTGAGTTAAATTATTTGTTCTTTAATCATAGATTGCCTGAAGAAGCAACTATGGAAATGACAGCACAACAAACTATGGAATTGGCTAATAAACAATTAGAATTTAGTTTGATTGACAAAGTTGCTGATACAGATAGTACAACAAAAAGAAATCAAATACTCACAGCATTTATAAAATCATTTAAACAAAATGGAAACAAAGAAGAATATAAAAAAGCTGTACAAAAAATATCTACATTAATTGAAAACATTATTATCAATCCAGATTTCTTGAATGGCAGAAAAACTCAATCTGTTATACTAAAAGAGATGGCAGCAGAGTTTAATGAAGCATTTGAAGAAATTGGTTTTAAGTTGCCAAAATCACTTATTGAATTATCATTAGCTACTATTTATACAAAAGAGAATGGTATGTACAATGAGCTTGACAAAGAAGATAATCTTTTCATGACATTAAATTCTAACTTCATAAGTCAAAACCAATATCTAGAATTGGATTTCTTCAGAAGCTTAAAAGACATATTAAAAGATGCATATATAACATTGGAAAATGGTGAGGTAAGAGCTAATAGAAATTTTGCTAAAAGATTAGATGACACTACAAAAAATCCAACTGATAGAAGATTATTATTAATCTTGAAAAAAGCATCTGCATATATTTCTAAATATGACCCTACAAGTTTGCCTCCTGTAATTAAAAACGCAGAAGGTAAATCTATCTATCGTTATGCTAAAATAAATCCATTATTAAATCTTGCACAAAGATTAAATACAATGACATTGGATGAAGCAATAAGTAATGACCCTTACTATTCTAGAGTAAGAGATTACATGTTAGATAATCCATTTTTAGCACCATTACTTAAAGATCCAGAATCTGAAGAAGCAAGAATACCAAAACTATTTTTACAGAACTTTAATGTAGCAATGTTTGGAGGTGTTCAGCAGCAGGTTGGTAAGTTTACAAAAGATGGTAAGACATTTAAAAATATAGATAAGCGTTCAATGTACGCATTACAAATCTTGTCTTTCTTAAATAGAAGAAAAGTTAATGATAAGTTTGATAATGAATTGTCTTTATTCTACAGATCTTTCCATCAAAATGAAGCTACACAAACAAACTTTTTAATTCCTGCAATCTACACACCTTTTATAAATCCAAATCCTATTGCTGATGATTATAAAATCAGAGAAAATGGTTCTGATAAAATTGTAAATACTTTATTAGATACTGTTAAGCAAGAGTACAATAGAATACAAAGAGAGTGGTCAACAAGAGTTCAAAGAAAAGAAGACTATGATTCTGGTAAAGGAAATAATAATATTGTAAAATTCAATGGTGAATTAAACCCTGATGGTAAAACTCTAAATACTGAAAATGATAATTTAAGAGCATATAACTTTAACAAACTTGCTGACTTCTTTTCTATGCCTATAAATGCTGGTCTTAAAGAACAGCTTATAGCTTTTGCAAAACAAGAAGGTGACTCAAAAGTTAGCTTTGAAGAAATAACAAATACAAAAGAATTAAAAAAAGCATTATCAGAGTATGCTGATTTAGAGTTTCAAAAATATAAACAAGAGTTAATTAATGAAGGACTAATAGAAGTAAAAGCTATTCCTGATGATAAACTTGACACTAAACCTGTCAATGCATTAAAACCTGCAGTAAAAGTTTATTATACTTCTTCATTATTGCCTAAGTATGTTAAAACAGATGTAAGCAAAAATGAAAAAACAGATTTGAGTGCAGTGTATCCAAACTTACCAGGGTTTGACCATAAGACAACATTTCCTGATATTGTTCCATTAGATCACATGTTGTATGATTATTTCATGAATCATTGGAAAAACTCATTAGAAACAAATGAACTTATGGATGGTGATATTGCTATGAACGTCAAAAACTTTCAAGACTATGTAAAACGTCTTAAAAAGATTGTGGCAAGTGGTAGTAACTTTAAAGAAGGTTTTCATACTGTAGCATATATAAATACCATAAAAGGATTTGTACATGATAAATATCCTTACCATGGACCTTATTATTCTTTGGAGCAATTAGAAAATGATTTCAGTGTACCAAATGAAACAATACGTGCTGAGTTGCGTGAAGGATATAAAAAAGCAGAAGCAAATGTTAAAGAACCTATTGATGGTAAAACTGTCAAATGGGGTGATATGATGCGTGAGACATTTGATGGTCAAAGTATATCTACATTGTTTCATCAATTGGATATGCATGATTCTATTGGAAGGGTTGATGACAGAGTGATAGATATTCTTATTGCTAAAAACTATAGAGCTTTGACAGAATCTGAGATTAAGTATTTAAGCAGTAAAAAAGTTGTTAATAATGCTAAGAAAACTGTAACAGCTGGTAGAAATATTTACAACAAAAATTCAGAAGATTATACAGATAGATTAGATGTAAGTAGATTGATTATAGAGCCACAAGAAGGTGAGTCTATGCAAGATGCTACTAACAGAGTATTTGATGAACTTCATGCAGCTTATGCAGAAGTGTATAGTTTGAGAAGAGCATCTCACTACTTGTCAATACTTGATAATAATCATCCAGATATTGCTAAGTATAAATTACAAATTCAAAAAATATATACTGATAAAATTCATCAATATTATGAAGCATTACCTCATAGAAAATTATTACACAATGTTTTAAATTCTATGGAGTATCATCAAATTGATCAACTTTTAGATACAACAGCAACTAAAAATGCTACAAAAGTTCCTATTGATATTTTTAAATATGAAAGAGATGAGAATGATTATATAAGATTTGATTTATCATCTACACAAATTCCTAATGAAGATAAATATCTACAGGTAGAAACAAGTGGTGTAAAAGAAAAAGCAAAACACTCAGTACAATCTAAGTTGTTATTGCCTGCTGATTTATCAGAGAAGATTTTAAAACATGTAGTTGATCAAGCTAATGAGAAACTTGGTATAACAAGAACTGAAGCTCAAGATAGAGATATTGCAAGAGTTCAAGAAGACTTGAAAAAATATCAATTATCACTAGGTAAAGCAACTAAAGCAAGGTTGGCATATTTTAAAAATATTTTAAGAGAAGGAAAAGACTTTGAGGTTGGTAAAATTTACAAAATGATTAGAAAGAGTTTGGAAGAGCAAAATGCTCCAACAAATACTTTAAAATATTTTGACCTTAAACCTGATGGTAGTCCTGTATATAGTCCTAACTTAAGTGTAATACGTTCTACTTTAGAATATTACTTGTTATCACAATATTCAAATAATGTTACTGATGAAAAAACAGCTGGTGGTAAAAGTTTCCATACATCTTCTGTGGGTCATGATGTATTAGTTGACACTGTTACAAACACAGTAATAACTAGTGAAGAAGTATCACAAAATCCTGAAAAATATAATGATGAAACAAGATATAAGTCTAGACCATTAAGTGTTAGTATTGAAGAACAAGCAGATGGTTCTAAAATTTATTTTACAGAATGTATCATACCAAAACCAATTTTTGAGAACAAGCAACAGGAAGCATTCTACATGGAAAACTTGATTAAGATGTTTGCTGTACGTATCCCTACTGAGGACAAACGCTCTATGATTGTACTTAAAGTTGTAGATTTTATTGACTCAAGTAAAATGAATAACATAATTGTACCTCATTATGTACATATGTTATCAGGTTCTGACTTTGATATTGACTCATTGTTTATGAGAATGAAATCATATTACAAAAATGGTAAAAATGAATACAATCTTTTTGGTGATTATAGCAATTATAAAAATGAACAAGCAGGAAAATTTGTAGAGTTTATTCACTTCATGCAAAAACATGATGACTTTGCCCTTGCTCTAAAAGCTGAAAAGCAAAGATTAATAAATGAAAATACATTTGAACTATCAGATGAAAGTCCAGTATTTGAATTGTTAGATGCAATGAACTATAATCTTGCTACAGATGTATTAGAGTTTTTTGATAGAAAAGAGTTAAAGTCAAAGTTAAAAGATGAAAAAGAATTTACATCTTACATGATCAGCTTGGCTAAAGATGCAAAAGAATTATATATAGAAACTAAACTTGATGCTGAAGCAAATCCAGTAGACAAAGAATTATCAAAACTTAGAAATCAATATGGATATGAGTATGCTGTAATCAAAGATGTAAAACAAAAATCAATACAAGAAAAAAGAGCATTACGCGAAAGACTTAAAATTGTTGATGCAGCTTATGAATATCAAGCAGCTCTTAATGTTTTTGCAGACTTAGGTATTCCTGCAAGCATTGAAGCATTTAATTCTAATCCAGTGTATAATGATATGGTATCAATGAAACATCAGAATGATAATCTTGATGCTTCTATTGCATTGTTATCTAATGAAGCTGTATTTAATTCATTATACATAAATCAAAGAGCTTCAGTAGAACAGTTTTTAAATATACTTGAAAAAGGATTTGGATTATCTCTTGAAGATCTTACTCAAAAAGGTAATTTATATACAGCAACCAACATGGTATTATCTAAAGTAGAAAACAGTTCTAGTAAAGATGGTCTTGGGCGTTCTGCTGTAATGAATAAATTTTTAGCAGTAGCAAGTCAAATTGAAGCAACACTACTTGAGCAAAACACAATTTGGAAATTTAGAAATGAAAAAGGAGAGTTAAAAACTTATGATAAATTTGGTCAAATTAATGAGCAAGGTGATAGAGTAATTTCTTTAATTGGAAATATTTTAGGGATGTTTGCAGATGCTGCTAAAGATCCAATTCCATCTGCGTTACAATTGAATGAAGTTAATATTACAACAACTCTTGCAATGTTAGGAATTGGTTTAAAACCAGAATTTGCATTAGGTTTTAATTTTTTACCAAAAATAAGAGAGGCATCTAAAAAGGTACAACAAGCAAACTTTGCTATTTCTGAAGACATTTATGATGACTACGCTTTCTTTGACAAAGCTATTGGAGATGAAATAAACAACATGCTATCTAATAGTACCATACTTGCTGAACTTTCAAATCTTGGAGTTGTAGAACCTACTTCTACAAATTACCAACCTAAAATTAAAGGACAAAATGTTGTTATGCAATTTGAACCTAAAAGTCTTAAAGGAAAAGATTTAGATACATTAATACCTTCTGAAATTGGATTTAAAATTACAAATGCAAAAGGTGTGGAATTAACAGATGCTCAAGCAGAAGCTTTGTTAATGATGTATTATTGGGAACAATCAAAACAAACTTGGTCTATAAACAGAGTAGCTAATATGACTAACTTGTTTAAAAGATTAAATCCTTCTATGGCAGCGTTTGATAGACAGCGTGATGGTATATCAAGAATTAAATCTGGTGAATTGTTTACAGAAGAATCTGTAGATAGATTATTCAAATCACAAGATTCAATATGGCAATATTTATCAGAAGGTTTAGATGATGCAAATGAACAATTTTCAAAAATACTTTTAGAGAGAAGTGACTTTTTTCAAAATGTTACTGGTATGTATTCTAAGTATTTTAAAGAACCTAAAGTGTTTGCCAATGTTGTGACAAGTTATTTAGGTTTGAGCAGATTTGTAAAAACATATCCAGGTTCAAGAAGTGTTGACAATGAATACATGCAAGACATCATTGATCAAGATGATATGATTTTAAAAGAAAGCTTTACTCCTGAGTATTGGTTTACTAATTCATTAGCAGCAGAACTTGAAGAAATGCAAAACAAGTATCCTGAAAATGAATTTTTAAAATTGTTAAAACCACAAGAGTCTGATAAAACTGCAGTTGTTAATTTTGAAGGTAAAGATTATACTACACCTGAAAGATTTTTGCAAATCATGTCAAGAGCTAAAATTACTGGTGAATTTCAAAATACTATTACTGATAGTATCTATGAGCTTTATAACAAAGATAATGCTGAAGATAGATTGTTTATCAAGAAATTATTTTACCATGAGTTAGTAAGAACTGGTATGTTACCTAAAATGGGTTCATTCTTTCAGTTTATGCCTGCAGAACTAGTATTACCTATTTCTCAAAACATAGATGCATTCATTGATTACATGCGAAATGCTGATAAAGATGCTAGAAAAAACATTGTAGGGTTTATGAAAGATTATTTGGGAACAGATGATGAAACAGAAACATTCAAGTTTTTTGATGAATTATTTAATCAAATAGCGTATGCTGCAGCAAGTGAAAAAGGTAACAGCAAAATACCAACTTACAAATACTATGGTGAAAAAAAGAAATACCCATTGTCAATTAAAAAAATTAGTTCAACTAATACATTTAGAACTAACATAAATATTTACAACTATTTGGAAGAAGGGAATAATAATCCTTCACTAGCTGACATGATTCAAGCTAGATCAAAACTTATCACTGCTTTCTATAAGATGTTTAATTCTAAATTTGATGAGTCTAAAAATATTGATGAAGCTAATTCAATTAATCTTGAAAGTTTGTTAAAAGATGAGTTTACATTAAATTTAAATGATGATTTAGCTAAACCAACAAAATCATTATCAAAAGTGTTCAAAGTTAAATATGACAAAGATGCAGAAGCATTTGAATTTCCAACTTTAATTAGAGTTGCAGGAAAAGTATATGTATTACAATCTACTGACATATCTTCTGCAGAAGGTATGAGTTCAGGTGAGGCTTTGATAAAATCATTTGCTGGTGAATCTATTTACACAAACTTGGGTGTAGTTGCAAATTACAAAGCAATTCCTGAAATTTACTCTTCTGACAAATTTAGTGCACTTGCATTTACTGCAGAACAAGCAGATAGATACAAATCTTATACTCAAAAAGAACAAAAAATTAAATTTGTAAAACCTGGAAGTACAACTGAAACAGAAACTGTAACAGCACCCAAAGTTGAAAAAACTACTCAAGTTCCTGTAAGTGCTGTTAAACCAAAAAGTGTGGGACCATCAGAAGATATCATGGGAGCAAATGAGACTATGATGAGTGCAGATTTCTTTAAAAATATGGAAGGATTTGATTGGACAAAAGTGGATAATGATTCAGAAGATCCATTAGATTGTTAATGCTAAAAATTATTAATTATGGCAAAGAGTTGTGAATTTAAAACAGCAGAAGCTTCTACAAAAGCTTGGTTAAGAACAAATGAAATGATAGATAATTACCTCAACATTCGTGAAGGAATGTTGGGGGCTTTTCGCGAACAGAATACCAAGTGGTCAAAAAAAGCATTTCAAAAATATAATGGTGCAGGTATAAAACCTTATGATAGATTATTTTATGAAACAGATAATGGTAGAAAGGTAATACCAAATACTGAAATGTTTCAAAGAATAGATGCTGCAAAAGGAGTTTTTTACAAAGAGAATTTAAAATATGCCAATGATATAAAAACCACATCTAACTTAAGCACAAATATAAAACCAGGAGTAGCAGAACTATTTGAATCTAATGAAAGTTTTGCTAATGCTGTGTATGAAGCTGCTGAGTTTACGGGTGCGAATATAAATATTCCTAATTATGTTGTAGTAACAAGACCTTATTCTGATGAAAATATAGGCTCTAAAGGTAGAACTGGTAATATGGTGGAATTTACAAGTACTGAAGAAGACTTGTATAGACAAAATATGGGTGGATATTTAATTCAAACCAATGATGAAGGTAGATTATATATTACAGATATTGAAAAATTTAACGAGGATTCTACTTTTAACGGTTTAGGTACAGTTGCTTATGTAGATTTTTATGAAAATTATAAACATAAATCTCAAGGGTTGACAACAGACAAATCTTTAACTTCTGATGGAATTAAAGTTCTTGAACGTCTTGAAAAAATAGGATTAGTATATAAAACAGACGCAGTTTTAGTAGATGATACACAAAAACATCGTATATTAGGTACTACGTTATATAAATATAATAAACCCTTATATGAGTTTAATTTTAATTGGTCAAGAAATCAAATAACCTCACAACAAAAACAACAAGCTCAACAACTTTATAGCTCCTACTTACAAACTACTAATAATCCTACTATTGAAGGGTTTAAACAATGGAACAATAGACAACAACAAATAAATGAATTATTTGAATCTAATCCTGAATTAGCTAATGCTGTGTATGAAGCTGCTGGGTTTAAAATAACTAATAAAGAATTTATTCCTAATTTTAATTATTATAAAAATGTTTTACCTATAATATTAAAAACAAAAGAGAAAGAAATATTAAAGTTATTACATAATAAAGGTAGGTATTTAAATGATATTGACTTAAAATTTATAAAAGTAAGTGAACGAGATTATTTAGAGAAAGGATGGTTTGATTTAAAAAAAACTATAAATGCTGCCAATAGTATTTCAATAGGATTTAGACTTACTGATAAAAATGGAAGAACATCAGGTTTGGGATTAAGATTATTACAAGATGGTAGTATAGCAGAAAATGATTTAGTATTTGGAAAAATAAATCTACTTCCAAACATTGATATAAAAGAAGTTGATGAGTCTAACTCACATAAAACAATAGAATACTTTATTAATGGTGTAGAAATAGGGAAAGCAAATCTTATTAAATCAGAAGAAGATGATAGTGATATTGATTATATAGAAGATTGGAACATTAAATCAGAGTACCAATCTGCTAATTTAGGTTATGTAGTAAGAAAAGCTATTCAAGATAAATACCCTACTATAAAATTATCTTCTTCTGCTACAGATAAATCTAAATATTTATATGAAAAAGCTATAGCTAATCAAATAACCCCACAACAAAAAGCAACTGCTCAACAACTATACTCTCAATATCTTGATACTATATTTCCTGATAGTAAAGTGAAGGATATTGTTTATCATGCTACTTTTAAAAACTTTTTAAATAACACATCTAAGGAATTTTCAAGTGAATTTGTAGATGATTTGTACAATCTTAACCTAACTCCTGATGTTATTAAGTATCTTTATAGTGAAAATGGTTCTAGACATAATCTTAATGATTATGGTTTTTTATTAAACAGGCTTGTAAATACACTTAGAAGCCAAGGTAGAACTAATAAAGAAGTACTTGATGATATAAAATGTTTGTAATATGAGTCCATGTCCAAATAAAAATACTCCTGAGTGGAAAGCTTTAGTTGAAGCATATAATGAAGCAGACGCAATGACTGCTTTTGTAATGAATAACCATACAATACCTTCTCTTACAGAAGCTGCATACATCTTTAAAAACTTAAGTGTAAAAGAAAAGGATGAAATATTATCATCATCATCTGATGAGTTTAAATTAAAAAGAGCAAAAATGCAAAACGCAGTAATTGAAAAAGTTTCTTTTACTGCAAACCCAGCTCAACAAGCAACACTCAAAAAGATACAAGCAATGAATGAATCTTATCAAAAGTTTCTTCAAGATAATATTGATGCAATCAATAGTGGAAAACCAGGAACAAAAACAAAAAGTGTATCTGCATTTACAGGTACATCAGAGTTTAAAGGAGATCCATCAGAGTATGAAGCATATAAACTATTTGGAACTTTTGTGCATGAAGTATTAGAGTTGTCACAAACCAAAGCTATTGTTGAAAACAAAACAATAACAGAAGTTTACACAAAAGAATATTTTGATGAAATGTATGAAAATTACATTAAGAAAAATCCTTTCACAATAGAAAACTTATCTAAAGATGAGTTATATGCAATGGCTCAAGGTATTATTTCTACAGTAGCTCAGCCAGGTAAAGCTGGATTTAAAGTATTACCTGAGATTACAGTGTTTGGTAAAAGTAGTGTAGGAACTCCTATTGTAGGAAGACTTGATTTATTGTTAGTAGACCCTTTAGGTAGAGTACAAATATTTGACTTTAAAACAAAAAAGTTAAAAAGACTTTATCAATGGAATAGCTTGACAAATCAAAGTGAAGTTAACATTGATGCTGCATTGTATGAAATGGCAATGAAAGAAAATCAAATTGCTAACTTATCAGCTACAGGTATATCTTTTAGACAGATTGGTGCACGTTCAGTTTATGACAACTGGATGGTACAATTAGGTGTTTATGAAAACATGCTAATTCAAAATGGAATTGACATGATAGAAGAACAAAATAAAACTATTGTTTCTTTATTGTACCAGGTTGATGAAAATACAAAAGAATTTAAAGGTGCTGTAGAGTATATTTTTAATGGTGAAAACTATTATGATTTAGTAAGAAACACTTACTATGGTCAAAATGGTGCAACAATGAGTAGTGTTGATGCTACAAATCAGCACGTTTTAAGATTGAGACAAGCTGTAGAAAAAGAAGTTCCTACAGGAAAAGTAATTGAAGAAGAAGCAGTTGCAAGTAAATCTATTGATGAAGTTTATGATGTTACACCAACAGAACAAAACATTAAAAACTTTATTGCAAATATTGAAAAGCTTATAGATGGGCAATTGCAATCAATTACAGAAGACATTGAAAATGCTAATTCAAAAACAGAAGAAAAGCGTGATGAAGATTATATCAGAATGCTTAGAAAAAGACGTGATACTATCAATGAATATAAAACAATTGTAGATAAGTTAAAAACATCTAATCCTTCAGATTTAATGTATGCAACAAACTTTGCTAACTCATTAAGTATTGCTGAAGATGATTTTAATACATTATTAAAAGTATCAAACAGTGCTGCAGCAGTATTTACTGATGAAAATTCAACAGAAGATCAAAGAACTAAAGCATTAAAACAAGCAACAGAAGCATATGATAAAGGTATAATGCTTAAGCATATTGTTGATGTACTTGAAGAGATTGTAGATGAAGCTGCTTCTATGCCAGACTCAACTATTACAGCTGATAGCCCTGTCAGAAAAAAGTTATCAGATATAAGAATGGCATCTAACATTATCACATCTAACTTTAAAGATAAAGTAGGTATGAACCATGCTATTTGGATGTTACAACAATTAGATGAAGAAACTGTAAGCAGAGTATCAGAACAACAAAAAGATGTTGCTAAAACAACATTAAATGTTATTAATAAAGAATTATACCAATTAAAAACAGATCCTAAATTAGGTGTATATACTAAATTAAAATATACTTTATTTTCACTCACTGACAAAGATTTTAAAGAAAAATTTAAAACTGCAATGGGTAAAGGTGGTGATATGGCATTAGCAAGAATTGAAAAACTTGAACGTAAAAAACTACAATTAGAGTATCTTATAAAAGGGTATGACGTATCAGAAGAATCTTTAAAAACATATATCAATGGTATAACAGATCCTGCAGCTCCAATTTATCCAGGTATGCAAAACCCACTAGAAACTGATTCAATGTTATCAGGTTGGATGATGGATTCTACAATTGCTTCTGCTAGTAACTCAGATAGATTACTTGCAACAGCCACCATGTTTTTGAAAAATCAAAAAATGCAAGGTGAGCATAATGTTATGAAGGACCCCAAACTTAAAAAACTTATTAATAATGTAAACTCCTTAGTAGAGTCTGGTGCATTTACTCTTGAAGAATTAAATAAATTCATATCAGAGTGGAGAACCATAGAGTATGTTGATTCAAAAGGAGAGCGTCAAGAGAAAAGAGTTTTTGATATTGCAAAGCCATACAGTGAAGAATATGAAAGAACCTATAGAAATTATAGTATTAGATTAAAAGAGCTTACTAGAGAAATCTTTGACCTAAAAGCTGATTACAATAGAAAGTTTAAGACTGATCAAAAAGATGAAGCTTATAGAGCATTAGAAGAAAAGAGAAATGAGCGTGACCAATTTAACAATGAATACATAGAATGGATATTAGAAAATGCCAGTCTACCATATTCTGACAAGTTTTATGAATTGCAACTTAAACTACCCAATGAAATCAGAGAGCAAATACAAAAGTTATATCTAGAACAAGAAACAATAATGTTTGATGTTGGTAGAGGTAATGAAGCATTGTTAGAAGAAGAAGATTTTGTTAGACTGCAAGAAATTGATATAGAAATCAAAAAGCTAAGAATAAAAGCACAGGAAAATAATGCTGATTATACTCAATACCTTGAACAATTAAATGATTTGTATGAGTATGGTTTAAATGATGATGCCTACTTGCGTGCAGAAAATGATGCTAAGATTAGATTTTCTGATGATCCTGAAAGATTAAATGTATGGTACAAAACTAACTCAGTGACCAGACCTAAATCAGAATGGTATGAAAAGACAAATGAACTTTATGAAGAAAGAGCACAAATTTATGGTAACAGTAATGATGAAATAAAAGATTTAGCTGATAGAAAAAGAAAAATCATGTTGCCTTATAAGCAAAATGGTAGATTTAATCCTAAATTTTTATCATTTGAAGAAATACAAGAGTTAGATCAAATTGAAGCTAGAATAGAAGACATCATAGAAGAAAGTTCTAGATTATCTAAAGGTCAAAATAAACTTGATCCTGCAGATAGAAAACGTGCACAAGAAATCAGAGATGAATTATCAAGATTAGTTTCTGGTCAAATTAACCCATTGTATCAAGAAGAGTTTGACCAAAGATACAGAGTTCTCAAAAAAGAATTTGAAATGTTTATTGAGGCTGACTCTAAATATAGTGCTATAAATTCTGGAGTTTCTTCACTTACAGAAGATGAAAAAAACCAAGCAAAAGATGAATGGATATCTGCTACTATGTCTTTCATGAGAGCAGAAAGAGACTTTGAGTCTTGGTATAATAATAATCATTTAAATAAATATCAATTATTAGCTACTGGTCAAGATAATGTAGAAAGTAGACAACCAAAATCATTCAATTTTGAAAAACTACCTAACAGCTCTGTAGCAGCTGATTATATGGAAACTGTACCAAATCCTAAGTATTATAAAACAAGAGCACTTAGAATTGGAAACTGGTCATTAGATGGAAACAGATTGACAAACAAAGAAATAAAAGAACTTAAAAATGATCCACAGCAAGTTGAAGATTTACTTTTAGCTGGTAGATTAATAACTTTACCTGGTGCAATTAATGAAGACTTCTTGAAAAGTCCTGATGGTATACCAATGCCTAAAGAAGTTAAAAAATCAACTGATGGACATTACTATATAGACCCTAATGTAAGACCTTCTCAGAACATCAATAATAAGTTTGTTGAATTGATGAACAATCCAAAAATGTTTGAGTTGTATAATAATCTTACAAGTTTGTTCTTTGACTTGCAAAAGAAAATGGATGGAAGAAAGATGGGTTATCAAGTTCCAGGTTTTGCAGCTTCTGTAGTAGAGAGTATGAAAGAACTTGGTGGGGCAAAAGGATTAAATAAGCAATACAAAGCGTGGTTAGATAAAAACCTTAAAGCAGAAAGTGAGCAAGATAAAGCTTCTAATGTATATGGTAACTCAGCAGCAAAAGTTAGAATGAGATTCTCTAATCAATTGTCTGAAGAAATACAAACTACAGATGCATTAGGTGCTGTTGTAAAATGGGCCACTGAAGCTCACATGAGTATTGCTATGCAAGAGGTTGCTCCAAAATCAGAAGCATTCATAAAATTCCTTGAGCTACAAGCTGAAAAACTTAAAACAGATAGTTTGACAGATACTTATATAACAAATGAGAAAGGTGAAAAAGTAAAAGTTGATTTATCTAAAAAAGTAAAAGAGGTAGAAAATGTAATTGATATTCTTAAATATGAAAACAAGAAATACTTGTATGGTATATTAGAAGAAGAACAAAACCTTGCAGTAAAGAAAAAAGTTGATGCATTTTTCAAATATACAAGTTTCATACGTATAGGATTTGATGTTGCCAACCAGGTAAAAAACTTTACATCTGGTAATGTTCAAGCATGGTTAGCAGCTGGTGGTTCTGACAGTGACCATTATACTAAAAAAGACTGGCTCTTTGCAAAAGGTAAAGTATATGGACAACAAGGATTTTTAGCAAATTATTTAAAAGACTGGGGTAAAGTTGATGATTTAGCTGATACTACATTGCTTTACAGAATGATGAATCCATTGCAGAAGGATCAATTAAAATATTACTCTGATATTTTAGGAGGTAAAGGAAGAAGATTAAAAGAAAAATTCTCACATGTAGCAGAACTTGGTTATATTCTACAAGACAAAGGTGATACTGAAATTGGTGTTACAGTTATGTATGCTGTAATGAATAAAAATAAGTTTGAACTTATTGAAAGCATTGACCCAGCAACAGGTGAAAAAGTTTTTAAAAGAGATGCTAATGGTGATGTAATAATGGTTCCTGCACATGAATCTTATGTGCAAGATGGTGAAGGAAATTTAGTAAGACGCAATGATGTAAATTATACTGAAACTGATGAAGCACGTTTAAGAAACATCATTTACTCAGAAATGAGAAGAGCTCAAGGTAACTATGCTACAACAGATCAAACAAAATTTGAAAGTAGAATCTTAGGTAAAATGGTATTCTTCTTTAGAAAATTCTTAGTTCCACAATTTCTAAACAGATTTGGATACTTGAGAACAAACTGGGAAGGTGCTGAAGTTACAATGGGATACTGGAGAGCTACACGCAGAGCTATAAAAATGTTTGGTATGGGTAACACTGCCAAAGAATTTTTTATTGGTTCTAAAACAATGTCAAAAATTGGTATGTCAGGTGGTACAGAAGCATATGAAGTAATTGACCCTAACACTGGTGAAGTTGTAGAAAAAGAAAAAATTGGTGATTTTTACTCTAAAAGAATACGTCACGCCAGACAAGATGCAATTATGATGACACTTCTCACAATTTTGTCAATGGCATTATTATCTTATGTGAAAAGAAAAGATGATGATGATGAAGAAATTGGATTCTTAGAAGGTAATGCTATACGTGTTATATGGGGTACAAAAGCAGAAACAGTATCAATGTTTCCTATAGGAGAAGGTTCAAATGAATATGTAAAAAACTTTACAACTGCTATTCCATTTATGCGTGAAGCATCATCATTAATCAAATTTGGAAACCATGCTGTAAAATATGGTATTGCAATGACTATGAATGGTGGTGAAGAACCAGATGCAGGATATGATTCTGAATTTTATCAAGAAGTTTGGAAAGATGCTTTCTACACAAGAAAGTATGGAGCATATGAAAAAGGTGATGCTAAATTTACAAAAGACTTTGTTGATTTAACAGGTATAAAAAACTTTAGAGATTTAGTTACTCCACAATACAGAATTGATGTGTTAAAAGGTAAACAATAAAAAATTATTGCTAACTTATATATGAAAGTGTAACTTAGATAAAAATTAAAATAATGGCAACTAAAATATTCAGAAAAAATAACTATATAGTATTGTTAGATGAAGCTAATGATATATATTTTGAAGAGCATTACTCAAATGTAATTGTCAAAAAGTTGTATGCTACAGATACAGAATACACTGTATCTTTTGTGAGAGAGAATGGTTTGATACAAAATTTTTATAAATTAAAATTTGCAGACATAAGACAAGAAAACAATACAGTTTATGCTTCTGTTACAGCTTGGGAAGAATGGTATACTTCAAATACAGGTTTTAACAATTCTGGAAGTGTTTCTTCTGATGTAAATGCTAACTTAAAAGTAGGTGGATCAAATGTTTCTAATACTAATCCTGTACCTGTAAACATAATTACAGGTGGTGGTACTACTCAAACAGCTAGTGTAGAAGTATATAGAGTAACAGGAACAACGCCTCAAGCTGTTGTTGCAAATGCTTTAAGTATCAGTGTTCAAAATTTAGGAAACTATAACGTAAATGTTACTACTGATGTTTCTACAGGTGTTGCAATTGATGCTGGTGTAAGTGTCACCTGGGATGCACCTACTGGATATAAATTACCTGCATATAGTTTTGTAAACTCAAATGCTGCAGGAGTATTTTTATTAACTGTTGTAAGATAATAGGCCATGACTAAAATAAAAAGAAATTTACCTAATAATCAATACCTTGCAGCTATTTTAGCTAATTCTCCTTCTAGTACAAATGTGTTTGCTACTATGGCTGACTTATCTGGTTTAGGTGGAGGAACTACAAGTGTTGCTGCAAGAGTTCAACATGATGTAAAATATGCTGAACAAATAAACATTGGACAAGCTGTTTATGTTTCTAGTGCAGATGGTACAAACATGATTGTTTCTAAAGCTAGTTATGGTTCAGAAGCTACATCTAGTAAAACAATGGGTCTTGTTACTCAAACTGGTAATATAAATACTCAAGCATCAGTTATAACTGAAGGTTTGCTTGCAGGACTTGATACTACAGCAGCTACCATTGGAGATCCTGTGTGGCTTGGTTCTACTGGAAATTTATTATTTGGACTTGCAAACAAACCTGTTGCACCAAATCATTTAGTATTTATTGGTATTGTAACTAGAGTAAATGCTAATAATGGTGAAATATTTGTAAAAGTACAGAATGGTTTTGAAGTAAGTGAATTACATGATGTATCTGTTGCAACAAGAGCTAACAATACAGTCTTAGGATATAATACTAGCACATCATTGCATGAATTTAAATCAATAACTCAATGGTTAGGTTATACTCCTGCAAATGAAACTGTAACTATTAGTACTACAGGGCCCCTTTCAGGTGGTGGAAATCTTTCTGCAAATAGAACTTTGTCTATCTCAAAAGCTGATTCAGGAACTGATGGTTATCTTGCAAGCACTGATTGGTCAATATTCAATAATAAAGCAAATGCTTCTGTTACTATTAGTACATCTTCACCTCTTGCAGGAGGAGGAGATTTATCAGCTAATAGAACAATATCTATTCCACAAGCAACAGCATCAGTAAATGGTTATTTATCATCAGCAGACTGGACTACTTTTAATAACAAACAAACTGCGTTAGGATTTACTCCTGTTAATAAAACTGGTGATACTCTTACTGGTAATTTGTTTGCATTAAACCTGTCTGGTACAAATAGTGGAGATGAAACAACAGCAACTATAAAAACTAAACTAGGAGCTGCTACTTCTACTTTAGATGGATATTTGCTTGCATCTGATTGGGTTATATTCAATGCTAAACAAAATGCAATTGGATATACTCCAGCTGACAAAGCAGGTGACACCTTTACTGGTAATATTACTGCAACAAATTTATCTGGAACCAATACAGGTGATGAAACCACTACTACTATTCAAAATAAATTAGGTACAGCTTCTGCATCTACTAGTGGATATTTAATATCAACTGACTGGAATACTTTCAATAATAAAGTTTCTACTTCAATATCTTTATCTACAACTTCTCCATTACAAGGTGGTGGTGATTTAAGCAGCAATAGAACTCTTAGTATATTACAAGCAGGTTCAGCACAAGATGGTTATTTATCTAGTACACACTGGAATACATTCAATAATAAACAAAATTCAATAAATTTAACTACAACAGGATCTAGTGGAGCTGCAACATTTGATGGTTCAACATTAAATATACCACAATACTCTGCTGGTGCTTCTGAAAAATCAGGTTCTGTATTATCTACAGCAAGAAGTTTACCTTTTAGAATGGGAACTAATATAACAACTTACCGTTCAGCTTCTGGTGTAGGTAGTACAACAGTTTCTTCTACTACATTTGCAGGTGAGTCAACTCATTTTTTTCCTATATCTCTTAAAGAAGGTTCTCCTGTAAAAGCAGCAGCATTTAGAGTAAATTCAGCAGGCTCTGGAGGACTTGGCACAGCAGAAATAGAAATTGGCATTTATAATGCAACAACAAATGCAAATGGAGAATTGATACCTGGAACACTAGAAGTTCAATTTGGTAAAGTTTCTGTATTAACAACAGGTGTTAAAGAAGCTGTTTTGGCTAATGCTCATACATTGGGTGCAACTATAGATAATATTTATTGGATTGCTTTTAGAAGTTACTCTACTAACTCAACATCATTAAACATTTATTCTTCAGCTGATCTTCTTTCATCTTGGATTGGTATATCATCTTCATTAGCCCTTGTTAAGTTAGGCATGTTTGTAGCAACAACTCCATACACAGCATCAACAGGATTACCAGCAAGTTTACCAGCAACAGGTGGTGTAGGTTTTACACAAAGTAATACTGTAGCAGGTTATGTAAGTAACCAATTATTAATAGGACTTAGATAAAATTAAAATTATGCAACAATTTGAAAACATAGAAGTATATCAAAATGGTAGATTGATAGATTCTAAAATTATTAATTATACTTCAGAAGAACTTGTGCAACGTGAAATAGAAAAGTACAAGTCAAGAAAAACAGATGGTGAAAAAACTTTTTTGGAATTTGCAGGTGAAATAAGAGTAAAAAAATTACTTGGTGTAATTACAGAAGAAGAGTTTGCTAATCTTGAACAAGTGATGTTTCCAGTAAGAACTGAAATAACTTTAGGACAATGGAAATCAGCATTAATAATTCTTGAGCAAATTGATTCTTCACTTATAAATCAAGATGTTTTTAACAAAATTCATACTACAATTACTGATTATATTTTAAATAATTACTAAAATGTCACTTATTATAAATCCTTACACATTTGGAACAAGTGGTGGTGGTATATCACCTAGTGTTCCTACAACAAACTTAAGAGTATGGTTGGAAGCTACAAATGAAGTTACAGCTTCTTCAGTAAGTCCATTTAATGTTTCTGCATGGAATCATGTTCAATCTTTAGGTACAAATAATGCATTATCATCACCTACTAGTAGAAATCCTAGTTATATTACAACAGGTAGTTCATTTGTAGATAAACCATACTTAACTTTTTCACAAGCTCAAGAAGATATAATGTCAATTGCTTATAACAGTAATATAGATTTTTCTGCAAATGGTTTTACTGCTTATGTGGTAGCATCAATTAATGCTTTAAATACATTGTCATTTTTCTTAGCACATAGCAATGACGCAGTGTTAACACAAGGTTGGGGTATTTATTATACTAATGGTTATTTACGTTATTTTGTCAATAACTGGAACAATGTTGCAAACTATGTTGAAATACCTAATGCTGCACTTGGTGCAAGAACTTTGTTTAAGTTCACATGGGATAAAACAACTATGAAAGCATCTTATAGACAATTAAACTCTACAGTTCAAGGTCAAAAAAATTACTCAGGTGCATATACAAATCCTTCAGGATATCCAATGACAATCATGAGTTTATCTGGTGGTACTTTTTCACCTTATGATACTTCTGCAAATGTCGCAGCTGTTCTAGTTTATAATGGGGTGTTAAGTTCAGCTGATGAAATTCAACTTGAATCATATTTAAAAACAAAATATTATATTACATAATAATCAGTGGGGAAATCAAACTTCCCCACTTAAATTATTATATATTTCTTTTTCAGAATCACTAAGTGTATGATAAGCATATACACTAGGAGTAAGTAAATCTTCTTCTGTAAAATATGTTTCTTGTCTACTTCCTAAAATATAATCAGGTTCTGGAGGAAAATACTTTTTAAAATTTCTTTTAATGTATGATATTGGTATTCCTGTTTTAGAGTGTATTTCTTCAATGGACCATCCATCAAGTATATACTTTAATAGATGTAAGTGTTTTATTTTCATGGTCCAAAATAATGAAAACCTTGAGCACTTATTTCTTCATCATTTCCTTCAACAATATTCCAACATAAACTTGCAAGAGTAGATGTAATTTCTAAATTCTTATCTTGCTTTTTAATAAAGTACTTAGAAGTTTGTAAGTATTTTACATCATTTTCTGTACATACTTCTACATACTTTTTGGTAGCATTAAGAACCAATTCCCATGTGTACTCAGGATAAGCTTCAAAGAACCAACAAAATCTCTCATGCAACTCTTTTGGATTTGTCCTATAAGCTATTGTAGAACCATCTCTTTTGCCTTTTGGAAACATGTTGTTAAACTGGTTAATTTCATCAATCCATGTACCATAAGGAACTTTTTTAATTTTCTTAGTAACCTCAACCAATAGCTTTTCTGCAGTTTTAATTGTAGTAATTGCTTTATCAGTTAAAGTATAGTTGTCATCCTTTTCATAAAGAAACTCTGTCATAGCTAATCTATGTTGTTCAGTTCTTATGTTTACAAACTTTTCATGATAATATTTATTATAAGTAGCATGTAAGACATAATAACCATTTGGCGTCAAACCTTGAGACGCCAAATAATCATAAAATTTTTTCATGTTAATTAAGAATGTAATTGTGATTAACTTCTTTGTGTTCTACTGACACATCTTCTAGAGGAACAAATCTATCAGATCTGTAACCAATCCAAGGTAAACCATGTTTAGTTTTACCTTCATTGCAGATACCTTGTATAATGTAAACTACCTGATCAAAAGAATTAATAAACTTTCTCTCAACAAAATAAGTCATACCTGATTCAACTTCCCCACCAGGAGGAAGTTTGTCAGAATCTATGCATAACACTCTAAACATTTTCTTCAGGTTTTTTACCATACATGATAGATTTGCCAAGCTTATTCAAAGCTTCAACAATCTCTTCAACACCATGACCTTTTGCATCTGTTTTAGATAATGTCAATGGGTATTTTTTGTCAATTATTTTTACAAAATCATAACAATGTTTAAATAACAATTGTAATCTTTTGTCTGTGTATTTCATTTCTAAAACATCATTACAGATAGATTTAGATTTTGCATATAGCATTGCCAATGCAGTGGTTTCTTCATCAATAATGAAGATTTTATTAGAAAAATCATTAAAGATTGCTTGCAGTTCCATTTGAACAACATCATCTGCTTGCACAAAGGATGTTAAAAATGCTGAACTAAATTTGTCAACATAATCTCCAAGTTTTTTGAAAGGAGCTTTTACTTCTTGTTTTATATACCTAGAAGATTTATTGTTCATGCTTTCTTCAAGAGTGTCAAAATCACTCAATAAATCAGAACATTTTATTACTATACGTACAATTCTTATTGTATCTTCTTCAGTTATATGAGGAGTAATTTTCATTCAATAATAATTTTAAAAATTAACTTCCACAATTTAAACAACCTTCATCATCATCTTCTTCTGGATGTTCTTCAATACGTGGATTTAACTGTTTTTTTAACTCATAAATTGCTTGTTGAGTTTCCCCATCTTCAAAAATGTTTCCTGTGAGCGTTGCTTTTAACTCAGCAATTTTTGCTCTGATTTCTTCTTCTGTCATCTTATTAAAATTTAACTTCTGTAATGAATTTTATAGGATTTTTTTCATGTGCACTTTCAAGTGTTTTATCAACAGCAGATTTTAGTTCTTCAGCGGTTATGCAATCTTTCATAAATTCAAATTTAGATTTAGATGTGTTACAACCTACTGTTATCCTAGAAGGTTTGCAAGGACCAAAATGGGAAATTGCTTTATTAGTCAACAGTTGTACTTGTACGATTGTCAACTTATTTTCAAATTCTACAATATATTCTATATATTCTATCATCATTTTTAGTTTAAATCATCATTTGTGCAATTTAACAATTTTCTATCTCTTCTGATATGATTTATCACACCTTTTCTATTCTCTCTAAATTTAAATCTTCTGTAACTTTTTACTACAATTGACGTAAAACATTTTAAACATCTGTTTCTGTGCTTGTTATCTTTTTTCATATTTTATATTAAAATTTAACTGCAAAAATCACAAATTTTTTTTACCTATTATGCATACATATCCTATATAATTTATGATATTTGTAACATAGTATTCAACGGGAGATGAAGCACAACAAAACTAAACATGAAGAGTGTTATTTTATTTGTGCTATTTTTACTATTACTTATCTTATGTAGTAGGTTTATTGCTTATGCAAGCAATGAGAAATTCCACATGTACTCAAATTTTTTCATTGTTGGTTTTGTATCTATATTCTATTTTTTAACATCTTTTATTTTCATATTATGGATCAAGCAACAGTATTAACAGTAGTGTTATTTATTGCAGGTGCAATATTGACAATTTTTGGTTTCTTTTTAAGGACAGCTTATAATGATACCAGAAATGATATTGAAATTTTAATGCAAAATGACACAAAATTTTCTGAAGAACTGGGAAAACTCAAAGGTAAAATTGAGTTAGTACAGCAAGAAAATCAGTTAAAGTATCAAGCTATACAAGAATTGACACAGCTTGAGATAAAAAATCTTGCTAAACACGTTGGAGAACTTTCAGATGCTGTTAAAGAGTTAATAATAAAAAAATAAAATCATGAGTGCAAAGCTAGATTTAAATAAAATCAAACAGGTTCCTCTAAAAGAATCACAGTACATTAAAGAAGAAGTAAAAAAAGTACAAATTGTACTACACCACACAGCTGGTAACTCTTCAGGTCCTGCAACTATCAAAATGTGGGATGCAGATGACAGAGGTAGAATTGCTACCTGTGTTACAATTTCAGGTAAAGGATTATCAAAAGATACATTTGATGGTGAAATCTGTCAAGCATTTTCATCAAAACACTGGGCGTATCATTTAGGTATCAAACCTGATGTGTTCAGATCAAAAGGAGTACCTTATCAAAATCTTGACAAAATTGCTATTGGAATTGAAATATGTAACTGGGGACCACTTGAAAAACGTGGTGACAGATATTTCAACTATGTAAATAGAGAAGTTCCAAAAGATCAAGTATGTGAATTAGAAGTTCCATATAAAGGTCATAAATACTACCATGCTTATACTGATGCACAAATTGAATCTGTTAGACAGCTTTTAGTGTATTGGAATGAGGTTCATGGTATCCCATTAGACTATAGAGAAAAAGATATGTGGGAAGTTTCTGTTGTAGCTTTAAGAGGAGTTGATGGTGTGTTTACTCACAACTCTTACAGAAAAGATAAAACAGATATATCACCACAACCAAAAATGATTGCAATGTTAAAATCGTTAAAACAATAATTATGAGTAAACTAGTAAAAAGATGGAAATCTGAAACACCAGACTTTTGGAAAAAAGTACAAAAGATTGGAATTGGTATTGGTGCTATTGGTGGCGTTATTGTTAGCGCACCTGTTGCGTTACCAGCAGCTGTAGTTACAATTGGAGGATACATGGTAGCTGTTGGTTCAGTTGCAGCAGTATTAAGTAAATTAACTGTAGCAGATGCAAATGTATTAAAAAATGCAGTTAATGACCAAATCACTGATTCAGTAACACAAGCAAATTTGTAAAATGAATAAGCATAAGAACAATATTAAAATTTCAAGACCAGGTGTACATGCTAAATGTAAAACATCAAAGTCTAAGAAGTCAAGAAACTATCGCAAGTCTTACAAAGGACAAGGGCGATAAAAAGAGACAACTATGCTCTATGTTTAGTTGGTTTTTCTTTCTTCTGTTGAAAGTCCCCCATCACTGGGGGATTTTCTTTTTTACAGATTATAGGTCTCACAAAATGCAATAACATTTTCCAACAATTCAGTAAGAGTCCCATGATTTTGAATAGTATAATCAAAGTCATAATCATCAAGAGCAGTTTCTGATGGATGTGTACCAGTAACTAAACCTCTATCAACTCTTACAACAATGCCACCTTTCTTTTTAACAGCCTCTGCTTCATTTGGAAACCTTACATCAGTAATTAACCAATGACTTTCAGGTTTAAAATCACTAAACAAACTGTTAATCCAAATATCTTCATTCACTTGATCTCTTAATGCATTAGTACCTAGAGTTTGCAAAAATTGTCTTACAGTAATGTCACCCCATTCAGAAGGCATTTTTGTTTTTTTAAATTCTTGATCTTCAAATTTTTCTCTAGGAATACCAGTAAGTACAGAAGTAATCTTTTTAAGATTTTCTGCATACTTTACAATTTGCCATGTGTTATTTTGAAGAATAAAATTTTTAACTGACTCTTCATCAAAAACTCTTTCTGCAATATTGCGAATCTCTCTACCATTGTTTATACCATACTTTGTCACAAGCTGAATAAGCTCAGCAGTAGTATCTTTACCTGAGCCTATTTTACCTGATATACCAATTATGTTCAGCATGGGTTGTTTTCCTTTTTCCATAATTTATCCCTTTCTTCAATAGCTGTTTTACTCATATTAATTTTGTACCTCATTCTTAGGTATCTTTTCCATAGTTCCATTTTATTGAAACTTGTTTTCTTCTTCATCACTAGACAATAAGAAAACTTAACTACATCTATCATGGCAATACATCAATTGGGTTATTATTAACTGCTTCTTCCCATTCTTCTTTGGTTGGCAGTTTATATTTGCTTTCAGTAGATTCATCTTCACCCAAAACTTCGCTTGCATCTTCTACATATGGTTTTGCCACATCTATTAAATAAGAATGCAAACCCATTTGGTGTTCTAACCACTCAGAAGGATGAGCATCCTGTAAAGCTTGACCTACAATGTTATGAAAATCATAAAGAGAAATATACTCTTCTTTCTTTTCATCAAGATAATTCTTAAACAATGTTTTAATTGTGTTCATCTGCATTGTATTAAGAATGCGAGTTTTAAAGAATAAATTTGCTGCATGACCATATGCTTCATCCATAGTAGCAAAAGTTCTTATAAATAATTGCTTACTATCTAAAAGATTAGTCCAGTATCCATCAGCATTATTAATAATTTCTTGAATTTTACCTGCAGCTAATACATCTGCTGTTCCTTTGTGTAATCTTTTATAAAAACCAAAAGTTTTATCATCAGGTATCATTGCTGAACCTGAGTTTTTGTCAACACCACCTAGACTAAATCTAAATGCAAATTGTTTGTTGTATGAGTTTACAAAGTTTGCAGACAAGACAATATCTGGGTCTGCTTTGTAAACTAACATCATAGAACCTAATGCTACCATTCCATCATGAGAACATCTAAAAGCTTCTGCAGAGACAGAGAAACCAGCATTCCTGATTTCACTTCTCATGCGTGTGATGATTTCTATATGACTGATAGGGGTATAGGTTTTTGTTTTTTCTGGTAATGGTGCACTGATCATTTTACCAAATGCATCAAATCCTGTTAATGTACGTTTCATAATTCTAATGTTAATTGTACTGTTTGATTGCTAGGAACCACTTCTGATTTTGATTCTATCTTAAGAATCTCATCATATATTTTGTCAAGATAAAACTTCTTATTCACATTGTATTCTTCCCAAGGTGCAACATATGCCTTGTTATACAATGTAAGCAAGTGTGGTCCACTTTCTAATTGAATCTTTCTTCCATCTGGATGACATTTTATAATCTTCATGCCTTTTTTAGATACAAAATATCTAACAAGTTTCTGAAGATTTTTAGTATAGTACTTGCCACTTTCAACACCACGTTCTTGAAAATACCAGTCCCCTTTGATTTTGGAACCAATACAATAATCAAAAATATTTCTGTTGGTTTTAATGTAGTCTTTAGGATCTACACCATTTACAAAGTATTCATACCAGGCTTTTGGAACAACAAGCATAGACTTGTTTTTATGTAGTGGTAAATCTTCAAATTCAAATCTACCTTTGCATTTAGTCTTGCCATCTGCATAAACTGCAATGTAGTTGTTTACATCACCAATGATCATCTTGGAATATTCAACTGATTCTAGTTGAAGTTGCGTCATATCTTCCCATTCTTTACATATCTTAAAGAATAGCTCTTCATCTTTTTTGTCAACAATAAACTCTAAACCATCTGTATTTTGCATCAATGGTTGTGCTGTAGGAATCTTTACTGCAATCATTTCATATAGCATTGAAAGCAATAATTGACCATTGACAGTAATTCTAAATGTCAACTCTGGGTCATATAAGAAAGAATATTTACTCTTACTTAAACCATAAGTAGAGTTCAACACAATCTTGAATAGATAGTTCAAAGGGTCTGACTTTGGATAAGTCTTTCTTGTTTCAAAATACCATTCATACAGTTCACAAAATTCTTTCTTTGGAATATGTGCTGGAGACCACTTGTTCCTAATAGCTAAATTAGGATAGAAACTAGTAACATCAACACTAAGAATCTTCTGATGAGGTAAAGGTTCATATATACCAGATTTAATACAACCATGAATACCACCTAACGCATAGTCAGTAGGCACACCTTTGTATGTCATTCTGTATTTTGGTCCTTTCTTTTTCTGTTCTTCTTCTGAACCATCAAGAATTGTAGTATCTACTATTAAGTTCTTAAACCAATTATAGACACCATTAAATTCAGGTAAGTCAAACTTTACATAAGGTAAAATAATATCGCGTATGACAACATTCTTGCGATATGTTCTCATGTTGCGTATTGTCTTTTTGTCAATATTCAGTTTCTCAGAAAGAAAGTGAAGAAATATCTCTTTAGATATCTTAGGTTCACTAGCAGAATACAAGTTCACATTATATGTAGAACTAAGCTTTGCTCTCAAGTTGATTTGATTGCTCATCAACTTTTCACCTTTCTTACCAGTAAGATTAAAAATTGCTTTTGTAGAAGCAACGTCATTAATACAATAACTTACTACTAAATCTTCTACTTCTTTACTTGGTACTTTATTATAGTGATGATGAGGCATTTCTTCAACATTTTCCCAGTCCATACTAAACTGAGTATATTTTAAAGAAGTACGCTTAGCATTACTATCCCAGTGATTAAGTCTATAAATGTCTACACAACGTATAGTCATCTTAAATTCTGGGTAATCAAGAAATTCACCACTATCAGCTTTACCTATTACATATTGAGCATAGGAATAAATCATAGCAGCAATCTCATCACCAGTACTAAAAGTACTATGTGCAAGGTATTCTTCTTGATTAGCAAGAATGTGTTCAGTAATTTGAGCATCAAAGTTGATATTGTTAAAACCTAAATGCCAATCTTTGCATTCTCTTGATTCATTAAGAAAATTTATAAACCTTTCAGTATCATTCTGATACTCACTAATGATAAAAACTTCACGCTTAGAACTACCATGTGCTTCAAAAACTGCAATAAAAGAGTTGACTATGGTTTCATAATCCATCACCCAGAACTCGCGATGTCTCATATTACTTCTCTTTTATAAATAATTGATAAGATTTATGACTTGGGTTAATTGCAAATCTTTCTACAAACTCTCTAATATCACCTTTTTCAGTAATATAATATTCATAGTAAGCTTCTAGCACAACTCTTTGTTCTTGCAAACCTAAAGTACCATCTGGTCTTTTTACTTGAATAGGTAAACCTTTGTCAGATAGTTTTGGTAACATTATAGGTTTCTCTTTTGCATCTTTGCTAATAATTGCAAGAACTTTTTCTGTTGGGTCATAAATTGCCTCATTGAATGGACAATCTTTGTCCACAGGTAGCAAGCGAAATGTCTCTTGATCATTCCACTTTGCAGCATAAATCATCATACTCATATGTTATTTGTTTAAGGTTTCTCTTTCTAAATTATACTTGTCACAAAGTTCACCAACTTTTTGTAATGTGTCATATGGAACAAGTAATATTTCAGCATAAGCTTTAAAATACTTTTTAGGAAATAGAAATGATTCAATATAAACCCACTCAGGTGTGTGAATACCATAATAGTCAGTAATCAATTTCTTACCTTTTTCAGAAAACTTAGAATATTTACCAATTGTAAAATTATCAAAGTCATTCTTAAACATGTGTAAATCAAACACAAATGCCATTCTATTTGAATCAATTTTTTGAACAAAGTCCAGCATAGGATGACATAACAAAGATTTAGTTTCAAAGTTATGCCACTCTTGGCTATCATCTATTTCATAAACACATATTAATTTTTTATCATTAATTGTGATGTTGTCATTACCATCTTCTGTGTTAGACCAGCTCACATAAGTTTGAGCTGGTTTGAATGCAGAATTTTTCTTGAACCCTAGCAATGGGTATAAAAAAGTATAAGACTTTTGGAAATAGTCTTTGTACAGAGTTTTTATCATAATTCAAGTTCATCATTGTTTACTAAAAACTCATAAGGCAAATCAAAATTTTTATTAGCAAAGTGATAATTTGCTTTTGTAATTTCATAATCTAACTTTTCTTCCCATTCTTTCATTGTCTCATCTTTAATTTTGATTGAGGCAATTTGCATATATGGATCAGTTACAATAAATCTGAATACAATTTTGAAATCTGCATACTGAGGTTGCGACAAATACACATGCTCTACAAGCTTTTTATACATTGGTGCTTGGAGATAATACTTAAAGTATTCTATTGAGTCAGAAAATTGAGACAAAGATTTACCTGTTTTCTTAAGGTCATTTACTCTAATCTCTTTTTTGTCTTTATCAATAACTAAATTATCTACAATACCTCTTAAACCAAAGTAATCACTATGGTCAAACTTCACAAGCTGAAGCTCATTTGACTTTTCTACTTGATCAAATGAATCAGCAAAAAATCCCATCACATCCATCACTGCAGGTGTAGATTTAATTTTGTCAACAACAGCATTACAAAATGCATACATTTCATCATCAATAACAATGCGACCTTCTGACTTTTTTAAGTAGTCAAAATATGCTACATTTTTAGGAATCAGCATTTTTTCTACACGTTGTGCATCTGTTTTCAAAGATTGATATAAATTAACATCTTTTAGGACATCAATAATAGCACTTTGAAATTCTGAAAGTTCTTCTCTTGCATCTCCATGTTCTTTAAGCTCTTTGTAGTGATTATATACTATGTTAATCACATTGCGAGCGTTGTCAGAAGGTAAATCATTAGAGCTAATAACAAATTGCTCTTCAAACTTTTCAGGAGTAAGTAGCAAACAATGAATAAGTGACCCCTCCATTGTATTTTTATCATAGGAATCTTCTTTTTGATCCATCACATAATGCATGTAAAAGTTTGCTGGACTAAAAGCCAACTTACTTAAACCACTATATGACATCAAGAAAGGCTTGTCATAAAATTCTGAATCTTTTTGTATCCTTTCAGATATAGGAATTTCTACTAAATACTTTTTCATACTACTCATTGTTACAATTTTCCATATCACCAGGAAAGTATTTACCCATAATATTACCATTATAACTATTTGTAGTTAGCACATCATTTTTAATTTGATGTTTAATCTCACAATAGCCAAGGTATTTTTTATTGCAGCATACTTCAATAATTTCTCTACTGAAATTATTAGGACCAAATGCTTGCACATGTTCTTTAAGCTCAACACATGATCCCCAATATTTCTTCCAATCAGATTCTTTGACTACTTGTTTGAATTTCTTCCTGGTTGCAGTAGCCACTTTCTCTCTATTAGAAATTTTAGTCTTTCTCTCAGAGTATAAACTCTTCTTACCAATATAAAATGTACCAGTAATGTTGTTGGTTATTTTATATACAAATCCAACAGCTGATTCACTATTTGGTAAATCTTCAATTTTCAGGACTTCTCCTGTCAAACCACTTTCTGTGGTATAAGTCCAACTACTCATTAGTCAATGTATTTTTGTATTTTTCCATTGCTGTATGTAGTCTTGGATAAAAATCTTCTATTGCAACTTTTACACCATGATGTTTGACAATATCACTGATATCTTTCTCTCTTGGTAAATATATCATTGGTAAATTAAAATTGTCTTTGTAATACTTCATGGCTTTGATGCCTGCTTCATCACTATCCATACATACAGTTATGTACTGATACTTATTTGCAAATTGTTTTAATTGCTGTTTAGTCAATTTTGTAGACTCACTATCTGGTGCGATAACATCTACTGTTAAGCCTAAGCTTTTTATTGCCATTATATCTTTTAGGGAAGATGTAATTACAAGGGTGTTGCGTTTTTCAAGTTGTTCAGAACCTTGAATATAATCCTCAATCTTTAAAAACTTGCGTTTTCTATTGTGAGGTTTATAAATTTTATACAACTCACCAGCTTTTGTAAAGTAGCCATAAGATACTTCATCAGAAGTAAATGTTCTTAAAGTTGTCCCATCTTTAGGATTAATCTCACTCATCTCAAAATACTCAAGAGGCTTGACGCAGTATTTTGTCAGCAAAGAACTGCCTATGTTGTATTTTAACCAATACTCAGCATCTTTCTTCATCCATCCTCTGACAACATGATTGGTTACTTTCCAGTTAGTATATTCTAACTCTTCACCTCCCATAAAACTATCATCACCATCATTGATATATTTTGTGTAATCTTTGATAATTCTTTTGCAGGTATCCACAAAATCTAATTTCAAAATATAAGATACAAGATTAATACCATCACCATACCTACCACTTGAGTGGCATTTAAAAACATATTTATTCTTAGTCTTGTGTACATATAACACCATAGAAGGGTTACTATCTTTAAGATTAAAAATGCTTTTTACACTCATAGATTGTCCAGTAAGTTTGATAGGAATGTTCATGTAGTAATTGAATATCCATCCAGATGGAATGTCATCAATACTTAAATGATTTTTACTTGTAAACATGGCAAAGCATAAAAAAAAGGGTAGAGTCAAAAACCCTACCCTTTATGAGTTATTGTATATTATTCAAATGGCAAATCTAATTCACTTGTAGGAATACTAAAATCATCCATTGAATCTGTGATTGCTGGTTCAGCAACAGTTGTAGTTGGCTCAAAGCTATCAACTGATGTGTTTTCCTCTTCTTTCTTAACAGCACCTTCAGTATCTTTTAAGATATGGGTATCTGCATCAAAATAGATTAAGTTAACTGGCTTTTTGTTTTCATCCTCAATAGCTGAGAAAGGAAAAGTCAATTTAACATTTTTAGGAAAGAATAATCTATAATTAGGATTGCTGTATCCTTCATTAAAATACTCTTTACCTGCAATAGTAAAGTGACCCCATAGTTCTGGATCAATAAGGTACTTGCGTACTTCCATTACATATTCTTCAATAGTATCTGCTTCAACACCTTTAGCATTCATTTTGTCAAGAATGTTCATTTGTCTTGCAAGATTATTAATCCATCTGAAGATTTGCTGATCTCTTTCAATTGTTTTACCATCATACTCATAAGTACTGAAAGCATACTGACCAGATTTTACATAAGCAACTTGACCTCTGTATTTACCTAATGAAGGATTGTTTTTATCAATATCAATACCTTCAAATTCATCTCCTCTATCTTCACCTTCTAACTTTACATTGATAAAATATGCACCTTTTTTGTATGGTGGTTCATCCAATGTAATATCTATAATTCTACAATAGTGTGTTCCAGGGTTTAATAATTTTGGAATACCTGCACCTGTTGAAGGTTTGAAGTCTGCTGATTTAAACGCGCTCATAATCTTAAATTTTAAAAGTTTTTTTACTAATTAATCAATATAAATTTTATCCCAGTGTGTTACTACACTTCCATCTTCTGCTGGTTCAGAAATAACAAATTCTTGATTTCTCAAGTGCTCTGGTCTTGCACCACAAGCAATTTCGTCAGTGGTTGTAAAGCTAAGAATATTCTTTTTACCTTTTCTGTAAAGGTATCCTATAGCATCTGAGTTTGAAGTAGTTATACGTTTTAACTTACCTGTCAAATCTAAGTCAAGTGAGTTAAACTCTGCTCCATTCTTCTCTAACAAAGTGTCTTTAATGTGCCCTACAAATATAACATGAGGAGCTAAAGTTTTCACATAGTTAAGAATTTTCTCAAAAGCTTGGCGTAACCAAGGGTATCCAGAACCATTAGGCATATTAAGAATATTTCCATATTGTGCTTTATGTTTTGTGTACCATTCTTTACCCATAAGAGTTTTAGAATACAATTCCTCTGCATAAGGAACACACATACCTTCTAGGGCTGTGATTGTGTCAAGTGCAATAAATTTGTAAGGTCTGCCAGCAGCTTCAATAGCTCTACCAATCTTAACAATATCTGCAACAGTTTTAGCTTTTACTTTTAAAGCATCTACATAGTCTGAACCTTCTTCACAATCTATGATAAGACAATTATCTAATTGTGATAACAAAGTTGTTTTACCAACTTTAGGTTTACTAAAAATTACCATGTTTTTTGGACTTTTTGTTTCAGCTTTTACTTTTGAAGTAGGCAATACAAATTCTACTTCTATTTTTGATTCTCCAGCCATTTTCTAGAATTTAAAATTAATTGATTTAACCAAGGTTTGTCAGACATAGGAACATTATGCGTAATGCAATAGTGATCTTTCATTGTCATTTTGCTCATGTGAGCATCTGATTCATCAAAAGATGCATCATACTTCGCTTCAATAATACCAGGAAATACTTCTGGTTCAGTAGATTTTAGCGTGTAAACTTCAGCTTTTAAATTTTTAGAAGAAGTCTTATTAACTACTTCTAAATCAGAAATTCTAACAGCATATGTAGCTGTTGATAAACTTGA